TCCCAAGCCTTGATGCCTAGGATGGAGTTGCCGCTGCCGTACGATGCACCAGCCACAACGATGTAGTCAGTAACAACTACGTCGGAGGGGAGAGGGGTGCTGAAGAACAGAGCGTTGCTAGGGCCGTCGGAGTACGAGATCGTTGCCGAAGTCGCTCCACCAGTACGTTGCACACCACCCGTGCTGTAGAACTTCACAACCTGTTGGTCGGTGAAGGCCACGGCGACGTTGATGCCTGTGATGCTAGCGGTCTGGGCAGCGGGTGTTCCGCCGTTCAGAACGATGACCGCAGTTGCAGGAATCTGGTCAATCATGCCAGTACCATCGGCATTGATCAAGCCTTCAATTCCCTGCATTGCGCTGTCCAGCGAGTTCTTCATTTCCTGTGCCTTCACAGCAAAGAGACCCTTCTGCTTCGAGTCGGTGGAAGCCTGAGCTAGCCACGAAATCTCGCAGACGTTGAACAGGTATACTGGGGCCAGAGCGAAGGAAGCCCATTGACTTCCAGAGCCACGCAACATAGAATCTGCGTTGCCCGTGCCCTGTGTAATAGCCGCACCAGCCTGTACCCTGAAAGGTACACGGAAAGATGCGCGCTGTGTGCCGCCTGCGTTAGATTGATTGCTGACAGGAATCTTGGTCGCTTCTGCCTTAAACATAGAATAAGCAGTAGTGCCATGGAAAACCAGATCAGGAATCTCTTTGGCAAAGGCGTCTAGTTCGACTGCTTCAACAGCAGCCTCTAATAGTGCCATAAAATTATTTCCTTAAAACAATGTACGCCACGGACTCTGAGTTTCCGCCACGCCACGATGTAGTTCACCACACGTGCTGAGTTCTTGCTATTCCTTACCACGTCCTTTTCAGTACCACTATTAATTACGGCGATTTACGCGCCGATACTGGAGGATAGTGTTTAGATCAAAGTCTAAAGTGTGAGCCGATTTGCACGGCTCTTCCCAGTGCGCTGGGTCCATGTTCTTACAGCGTCTGCGTTGTTGCGCTGATGTCCTGCGCCTGGACCTGAACAGACAGCCCTGAACCCTGCAACTGCACAGTGATCAAAGTCGTTGGTCCGACATTGGTAGGCACTACAGTTACAAAAGCGGCGATGGTTGCTTGATCTGCAACGTTAATCGGCTTGCCATCTCGTGTGTTTGGTCCTGAATTTGTTGACATGTATTTCTCTTTTCTCACCGACTAACGGTGCTTTGCTTACTTTCTCCACGTTACAAACTTAACAGACTTGCCATCTGTAGTCTTAACAAATCCACGTCCCGTGATCTGCATAACTTGTAGATCAGAAGAGGAGTAATCCCTGCCGCCAACCTTGATGGGCTCGCGTACGAGGTTCGTAGGACGACTGGCAACATAGATCGGCTTGCCTGTGGCTACCGATTGCGTAGCTGCCTTCACTGCTGTTTCTTTCTTCACCACCGCAGCGGCGGCCTTGCCTGCTGCACTACCACCCTTGGCATAACCAGGGTAGCGGTTTTGGATCGTATTCCGCACGATGTCTGCGGCAATGTTCTTCAGCGTACTTTGGTGATACGCTACGATCTTTGCCTTGTCTGGAGACTTTGCACCCCAGAGGGCTTTCATCTGTATCTGATAGGCTTTGTCGGCCTTCAGCGTAGAGTACAGACGGTCCTTGATTCCGTTGCCAAGATCAACCTTTGTATCGCGTGGGAAATCCTTGAAGAAAGGCATAGCCAAGAAAGGCTTCAGTGCTGCACCTAAAGTGGTGTTGTTGAACGTGTCGCACTCGGTGGCAATTCCCTCTTCAAATACTTTGGTTTTCTCTGCGGCTGCGGTTGTCTTTTCTTGTTCGAAGGCTTCTTTGTCTGCCAGGAACTTTTTGTGCTCTGGCGTAACTTCAGGAACCTTCTTACGGTTGGCTTCGTCGGTTTCCATGCCTTTGTACCAATCAGTCATGACCTTGGTAATGGCTTGGATCATCCTCACGTTGGGTGCTGGCTTGCCTTCGGCGTCCTTCTCTCCCAATGCCGCGTTCAGTTGCTCTAACTTGACGTTCAACCCAGACTCTTGAAGTCCGTTTACGAAGTGTGGCATGATCTGAGCGTAGTAGTCCTTCTCATTCACTTCTTTCAGGTGACCAAGGAAATTTCCTACGACTTTACCGTAGGCATCTTCTTTGCCCTGAGCCTTCATGTCCTCATACACGTTCTTCGACAACTGTGGGTCTGCAGCGTACAGGAGTTCATCGGAGCCCTTTACGGATTCCATTGCTTCCTGTGTCTTCTGATAGCCCTCTTGTCCGCCTATTGCGTCAATGAAGGCTTTTGCTTCCTTCATTTCCTCTACGCCTTTGGGGAACACCGTTTTGGCTGCACTCCAACGCTCATACGCTCCATGCAGTTCTTTCACTACATTTGCATTGGCGGGTGAGGCATCGCGCAGCCCTTTTAGCGCTTTACGCACGTTCTGTGGGGTAGCCTCAGTGTCGATTGCCTTATCAGACTCGACTTTCGCCGCTGCTGTTTCTTTTTGCTCTGGCGTTTGCTCTGTGCCGTCTTCGTTTGGCACAGGCTCTGTAGGTGTATCCGTGGTATTAGTTTCGGTTCCTTCTATGGGAGTTTCAACTTCCGTAGGCTGAGTTTCTACGGCTGAGTCTGTCGTCGCGTCCGTGGATGAGTCTATAGACGCGAAGTCGATCATATCTGTTGCCATTTGTTGAGTCCTTCTGAGTTTTAGGATGGGCCACGTCTTTTACGGCGTGGCCCTTGGTCTTACTTCTGCGGTTGCTCTAAGGCGTGGGGTATAGCCTTTTTTGCCACCGAGTCGTTCAGTTGTGTTGCTGCATGCTGAACAAACATATCTGGCGTTGCATTGATCTGAGCCTTTGCCAGGGCTTGTACAGCTACAGGAGGAGGCATCTTCGAAACGTCTATGCTGATGGATTCAGATGGTGGTTTCAGTTGTGGAGGAGTGTTCGCTGCAGTGATCTTTTTAAGCATGGTGACATGCTCTTGCCAGTGCAGTTTCAAGTTCATGAAACACGCCTGCTGATCTGGCGCTCCAAATCTCAACTTCTGACCTTCAATAGAGTTCATCTTCTCAAAGCATTCGTTCGCTTCCACTAAGTGGTTTTCGCTTTCGTCTTGTGCTACCTGAACACTGCTGACTTGCGGCGGTACTGTTTGCATCGCCTGGGTCAACTGCTGAACCATGGGGCCTGCTTGTGGAGGCACCATCTGTCCTGTAGCCTGGGCATTCTGCATACCTTCGTTGGCTTGGTCCAGCGCGTCTTTCATTTTAAGGAACGCTGGATTGTCCTGTGCAGGTTCTCGCAGCAGTTTTTCGAATTCATTACGCTGCTTAGTGACTGACGAAGCGCCTTGTACTTTGTAGTTCTTCATTCGCAAAGAAGTGGCGGTCTCAGCCAAGTTAGACGGGCTGAATACCCACGCAGCAAAGGGAGTCATTGGGGCGGTAATGGCTTTGTCTATCATACCCATTATCTTAACGGCCTTTTGCTCTTCGGTCTCTGGAATAGAAGGGTTGCTCTCGGGGTAACATAGTATGTTTCCACCAAGGAGGTTCGCAGTATTGACCGAGACGTTCCCCTGTCCTGGTCCAAGGTTCTGTGTTATCTTTTTGCCATCACGACATTCTGCTGCACACTTCACGGCCTGCCTAGCGGCAATTGCGAACAAGTCCTGAATATTGTTCCATGGACAGCCCACACGCTGAAGCGCTTGGTCGCGCTGTATGACTGCATTGCCTACGGTGTTCTCGCCAGTGGCGTTACCGAACAGAGAAGGCAGTGCTCCCGAGATTTCTTCGGAGAGAGTTGTGATGAACCACTTGATGAAATCAGGCAACGCAGGTTGGGGTTGCGGAGATGGTTCCACCATTATGTATTGTGAATCTGTTGTAAGTCCGGGTTGAGGCATGAACGGACCTGTGTCCCCAGGGATGTTGGGCTGATTTTTGATGGCATCCATATCGAATGCCTCAGCGTTCATCCACTTCTTAGGGACGGTGCGTTTGAAGAAGTCATCCAGAAGATCAACCCAATCGTTGATGCGCTTCTGTACCGAGATTAGGGCCGTGCCCATTGATCTACGGTTCTGACCTTTGCCTGCTGACGGGTGAGCGATGGCTATGTGGTCATCCATCTTCTCATTGCGTGAAAAGGCGTACTCTTGTCCGGCGCGAGCCAGTAGCACTCCGTCTGGGAATGCCTCTAGCAGTTCTGCTTTGACCTCATCGCTTACCGACCCATCAAGGAACATCGAAGGCCGCATCCACGTGTACTTCACAGTGGTGTGGCGACTCAATGAGTCTCCTGTGACATACGCTCCGAGTACTGCTTGGCGTACGTTCTCTCTTGCAATGCGATCAAGTTGTGTGGAAGATTGCCCATCAGTGCCGGGGTTGATCTTGCTGGCAATCCATGGGAACATGCCCCGCACAAGCGCAACATCATAGTCCAGCATTAACTGCACGAATGTCATCTCGGAGAAATTGTCAACGGAGATGGGAACCTTATGGTCCAGTTTCCCGTGGGCCGTGGTAACTTCCATGCCGAGCGGCTTCTTAGCATTATTTCCGACGCCTGCTGAATCCAGCACGCCGTCGATATCTCCTCCACCTTCAGACTCAGACTCAGTGACTTGTAAAAAGTCCTCTTGTCCTTCTTGCCCAGTGGGAGTCCTGTCGGGAGGATTAAGTTCGTCTTCTGGTACAGCAGGGGTTCCTTGGTCCTCTTCAAATCCGTACTTCTGCCCGTCAAGGTTATAGCGTGTCCATAAAAGGACGCGATCTTCGTTCCAGAAAATCCTGGCGCACTGAACTAAAAGTTCATGAAGATTGTTGTTCCTAGCCCAGATGTCTTTGAAGCGATCAGCCTCTTCGGCTGCTATGATGTCTGGTCCCCACTCTGGGTTGGCTGGGTAGAAGTCCACCTTTGGTATCTCACGTGACAGCGCGGAGACGATGATGTCTCCCTTAGGTCCGTACACGTTCGTGTCGTAAATACTATTGTGGTTTCGTTCGTTGGCTTTCTTGCCCTGTCCACCACCGGGGAGTTCCCAGCCTCCGCGTTTTCCGCGTAGCAAATGCTGATAGCCCCTTTCGAAGTGGAGCGCCTCCCAGCTTTGTTCAACTTCCATTCTTCGTGCAGCTACATCTGCTTTGGTACAAATATCATCAAGTGTAATCAATGTGCCGCGCGCTTTATCACTCAACTCAGCAAAAGGTTCTTGTGAAAACGGAAACGGGGCGTAAACGCCAAGGGGACTATCAGAAGGACTTTCTGGTTGGTCGCCTTGTTTGTTAGAGCCTTCAGCCTCTACTCCTGTTGCTTCTGAAACTGTGTCCGGCATTGTTTGTCTCCCCGCCTATAATCCAAAAACCTAGTGCGACATCGCAGCGAATCCTTTTGCACTCGCCTTCATTCTCTTAACGTGCTCGCTGTCACCAGCTTTTGGTTCCTTCTGGGATGCGCCTAACTTCTGTCCTTCGGGAACTCCTAGTGCGCGATGGAGTCCGCCCTTGTTCACATTGAAGGAGCCGTGTGAACCTAAGTCTACTTTGTGACTCTTGTGCCCGATTGCCATTTTATCTCCTAGTACACATTCACGCCATTATTATTTTTCTTTTTAGTAGCCGTGGAATTAGTTCCTCGTTTAATGCCCATGGTCACACGTTTAAAGGATGTAGGGTTCTGGTCCTTGGCAGACATAGGCGGCTGCTGCGGTGATGCATCCAGTTTAGTATGAGGAGCGTTCATTACCTCACTCATGTAGTCCT